CTTATCTTTAACAGGAGAATATCAATTAATAGCGAGTGCTACTGGGACAAAAGGACTTTATGTAAGTAATGATTATGGAGCAACTTTTACAGAAAATAGTTCCGTTGGTGTTTGGACGAGTGTTTGTATGTCCGCCAGTGGTAAGTATATGATTGGTTTAAATCAAAGCGTCGGTCCATATTGGTCTAATGATTACGGATTGTTGCTGTTGTAGGAGATGAATAAAAAGTGGTTAAAGTTATTAAATATACTCCTTTGTAATTTATATTAACAAGACCTAAAAGTCCTATGTCGTCGTTAGGTGTAGTAGCAACATACGGATTTACATTATATACATACGGCGAATAACTATCAGTATATCCTAATGCTGTAAATGCTGATGGAGGATATGCTGGTTGCTCTATTAATAGACTACTTTGAACTATAGTTTGAGTAGTAGCAGATTGTATATAATTAACATCTATAGTTGAAAATATTTCTGTCCCTTGAGCGGTAGGAAATCGTAGGTAATTAGCGTTTAAGTATGCTGTATCTATAACACTATGGTTTGTCCCAAAGGCATCATTATTAAACACTGGAGGTGTAATAGGATTAGGAGGATTTGATGACGACATATATATTTAGGTTTAGATAATTTTTAAAATATTATATCTATTATATATAACGATGCCTAAAAGTAATAAACCTACTGGTGAATTAATAAACTGGTATGAGAAAATACCCAAGAAGTTTCTTTTAGACCAGCATAATCCTCATTACGACATACATCATATTAAACTACCTTTTAGAATGCTTATCACTGGAGCGTCTGGTAGTGGTAAGACCCAATCATTATTGTCTATCATTTACAATATGCCGAATACATTTGAGAGCATATTTATTACAACCAAAAATAAAGATGAACCGCTCTACAACTATATTGACGACAAGTATGGTAAGAAGGGTGTTAAAATTACTGAAATTGATAAAGATGGATTACCAGATTTAGACAAGTTAGATAAGACCCAACAGAACCTAATAATCTTTGATGATTTAGTAGGTGAGAAAAACCAAAAACCTATGGAGCAATACTTTTTGAGAGCAAGAAAGAAAAACGCCTCTATGATTTATATTACCCAGTCCTACTATGCTGTCCCTAAAATGATTAGAAATAATTTGTCGTATTTAATAGTAAAACAGATTGCCTCAATGAAGAACCTAACAATGATAGGCAGAGAATACGATTTAGGTATTGATAAGAAGGAACTGATAGAGATGTATAAATACGCCACCAAAGAAAAGAGTGATTTTTTATTGATAGACCTTGAGGGCGAACCAACTGAGAGGTTTAGAAAGAACCTCAATGAAGTATTTGATATAGGAAGTGATAGTGAAGACGAATAAATTATTTTTAAAATAATAGTATTTTTATAAAAATAATCTCCAAGTAGTATATATAAAATGGCGAATATGTTATTACGAAACTTTAGAAATCCCAGTGATTACGAAAAAGCGAAGATGACCCAAGACCAACTATTAGCAGTTGCTATTAGTAATGACGCTAATACCGCAAGAGCAAGAAAAGCATACAAGTTAGGTCAAGTCCCAGTCCCTACTGAAATGGAAAGTGCCGACAATGATGAACTAATGATGGATAAGAGTAAAGTATATAATGAAGCATTAAGCAATGTAAAATCTTTAGGTTTTAAAGGAACTCAAGCGTCCAGTATTGTCGCCCAAATGGACGATGATGATACTATGTTTAAAATGAACCAGACCTTTCCAGCAATCTATAAAGATATTACCAGTAGGTTTGATAAGAGATTAATTACTCCAGAGTTTTTTCTCAACTATTTAACTCAATACCTAAATAATTTAGACGCTTCTAAAGGTCTTACCGCTAATATGTATGGAACAGCATACAATCAATTTGTAGATACTGGTGCTGATTTAAGACGATTACTTGCCTCTCAAGATGATATTAGAGGATTGATTGAAGATGTTAATAGCAGACAATTTACACCAACCCAAGAACAATATTTAAATCCTATCATTGAAAAGTTAAAGTCTTTAGAAAACTCATTACCAACTGACGAAAATTATGATGAGTTTGAAAGTATGTCGCAATCTAATTCTGCTGAAGCATTCCGTATCTCCCAGCAAATACAAAAGGAAACGAGGTCGTTGCCTACAAGAAAAGATTTTGTTGAGTTGATGGGTGAAATACAGAGTGGAAGATTAAGCAATGAAGCAATAGTAAGAAAATTAAATAGTTTTGTTGCTGGTGTTTCCGCAAAAGATACTACTGCCTTAGAAGCGATATTAGGATTTCTTACTCCTCAAGAACAACCGCAAATGTATTCTAAAGAAATAAATAGTCCTATAGGGCGTTTAAGCAGTTTAGGAGGAAGAATATTTAGACAAACCGAAGATGGTGCTAAAGAAATTAATTATGCCTATATTAGAGAATTGAAAAAATCACCATCAATTAAGAGAATGAGTGGTGGTATTGATTTTGTAAATCTGGGTGTAAGAGGTATTTAAGAATACTTTGCCGACGCAGAGGATTTATTAACTATGAAACAACCAGCGTCATCTGCTACTCAATCGTCAATGATTAATGCTCCATCATCTCAAGGCGGAATATCCTTTAAGATAGAAGAACGAGCAGACCAGAGTGGAGCAAAAGTAGTTGATGATGATGTAGAAGAAGAAAATATAAATGCTGGTGCTACTGGTAAAGATGGTTTCGGTATTAGAAAGACAAAAATGAAAGTAATTAAAATAGGTAAAGGCATTGCCGTAGAGCAACAACCTAAATACAGAGAGTTAGGTAAATATGCTATTCATTACGGACAACTTGTTAATAATGATATTCTCAATGTTAAATATAAAAGTTTAGGTGGAATACCTCAATTTAAACCAGTGGCGATTAGTGATGTCTTTAAGGATTTCCTAATTGACCTACTGGATACTGGAAAGGTAAATAACCGAACATACGAACAAGTGCCTATGGAAGAGCGAAAATTGTTTGAGCGTATTGCTACTGGTGCTGGTATTATTCATAACCTAAAAATCAAGAAAACCATTACTAATCAAGATGCCGAAGATAATAAACGATTTGAATTACTTAAGGGAGAATACCTCGCTGGTAATAACTCTAACGCAGTATTGAAAGAGTTGAGACGATTTGTTATTAAGTTTATGAACGAAGGTAAAATTACGAAAAACTCTGGAATGACCTTATTAATGGAATTAGCAGTTTAGGCAAACTTCTAAATAATTTTATCTGTTTCTATTATAAATGAGAAACTTTATTTTGAACTCCTCTAACATAGTGCCGAATAGTAATAACTCTAAACTAATATATCAATTTAGCGGTGGTGGTATTACCATTAAAAAAGGACAAAGGGTCGCATTAGCATCAGTCCAGATGTATTATTCTACCTTCAATATTAGTGCCGCTCAAGGTAATAATGTATTTAATTATACTTGGTTTGATGGAACGAATAATGTCGTCACCATTCCAGATGGATTTTATGACGCAGATGGTCTCAATAATTTTTTAAGATTTACTATGTTGGCGAATAACCACTACCTTAGTATCACTCTTACTGGTGAGATTGTCTATTTTTTAGCAATATCTACAAACTCTACTTTTTACTCTATTCAGTTGGATTGTTTTATAATGAATACAACCTTGTTTGCTCCAGGGACTTATTCTGTCCCAGCAGGAGCAACTTGGGTAATTCCTACTGGTGCTGCCTCGCCTTGTCCTATGTTTGAAATACTTAACAATGGTTTTCAATATATAGTTGGTTTTGCTGTAGGGTTTTATCCTCAAGGTAATCCTCAACCACCTAATCCTCCAGCGGCAGTGCCTTATGGAACTACTACTTATGGTGCTGCCCCTACCTACATTCAAGCACCAGCATATACTACTAATCAAGCATTTATTTCAAAAGATAGTGGTTTAGTCCCTCAAATAACGCCTTTGTCTTCCTATATTCTCACTTGTAGTTTAGTAAATAATAACTATGCTGTCCCTAATAATTTGTTATATTCATTTGCCCCAGATGGAGCATTCGGTAGTCAATTTACTATAGCACCTAATCAGTATGTTTTTATTGATGCGAACGATGGTTTATATACTGCTTTTGAATTACGATTTACAGACCAGAATGGATTTCCAGTTGCTATTCAAGACCCTAACTATGTTATTATGATTATCATTGCTGATAGAAATGAAGGTGGTTTAACATAAAGTTTTTTTCTATTACCTAATATATATATGTATATTCATAAGTTAGGCAAGACTACCAGTGGTTTAGGCGGAAGAATGACTATGTCTCAAGGAAAAACGATGAGAGGAACAAGTAATACCATTGCGAGACATCATAAACGAACAATGGGAACTACCTTGAAACCAGAGATTTTTGAAGGAGGTAAAGTTGTTAGAGGAAGTGAGACTTTAAGACAAATGAAAGTATCCCAGACAAGAATGCCTAAAAAGTATGTTTCCTTTGAGTAAATTATTTAGGCGGTTTTATGATTTTATTATCTTTAATAATATTATAATGGATAATCTCGTCTTTGAAGAAAGCATTAATAGCGAACTCTCCCAGAGTGAGTTTGTTGATAAGCAATGGTTATATATTAACGACAACAATAACGGCAGTTATTCTTCCCAGATTATTTTGGATACTACGCCCTTGTCTAACGCTGGTGGTTATATTAATTGGAGTGAGGCGTTTATCGCAATCCCTTTGGTGCTTCAGTTGGAAAGTGCCGCCATTGTTGCCGCCGTAAATAACGCCGACTTTGTTTTAGGAATGAAGAACGGATACTTTCAAATCCTACACTCTCTTACTTGCGATTTCAATAATGGAAACATTATTCAGCAAGTCCCTTTCTTGAATGTCTTTAGCAGTTTTAAATGTATGACCTCTTGGAGTGATGGTGATGTTAAAAATTGGGGGTCTGTATGCGGTTTTGCCCCAGATAGTAGTCGCTCTTGGATTTATAACTCTACTGCTGGTGTTGCTACTACTTATGCTACTGCCTCTGGAACTGGTCTATGTAATAACAGACTTGCTCCCTTGTTGCCTATTTTGACCCCAGGAACCGCCGCTGGTGCTACTAATCAGTCTTACTCTTCCTCTATCGCTTCCTCGTCTGCTGCCGATTATAGACCTCAATACAACGCTGGTCTGCTTAAGCGTATTCAATACCTTAACTATTCTCTTGAACCCTTTGCCGCTACTTCTCCCTATGTTAGTAATCAGCAACTACTTTTAGGAGCAGAAACAATGACCGCCCAGACATTTATGTCCTTTGTTAAGACGGATGTTGCTAATACCAGAGCAATTATTTTTGACGCTGTTGTCCGTCTTAAAGATGTTGCCGACTTTTTCCAGAAATGCCCTCTATTGAAGGGTGCTACTATGAGAATTGCTTTGAATACTAATCAGTGCTTCTTCCCTTTTTCTGCTACGAATACTACTTATGTCGCCGCTACTGGTATTCCAGCGGCAGCAGGAGCATTGTTTTTGACTCAATCTCCTACTATCTTGGGTGGTGGTGGAACTAACCCTATTATGATTTCCTCTGCTGATGTAGGACAAGGTTTTGACGGCATCGCCTCTCTATCTGGAACTTCCGTTACTGCTATTGGTCTTACTGCTACTGCCGCTACTGCTACAACCATTACTGGTAAGGCGGCATTGTCTATCGTTAGAACTCAATTCTTAGGTGGAAACTTTATGACTGCTCCAGCAATCGCCGCTCCTATTACATCTGTTAGATTGTATGCTCCTTGCTACACTATGTCTCCTATTGCCGAGCAAAGATACTTGTCTCTTACTCCTACAAAGAAGGTCGTATATAATGATATTTTCCAGTATCAGTTTAACGATGTCCCAGCGTCAAACTTTAACTTGTTGGTGTCTAACGGCATTACAAATGTTAGAGGTGTTGTTGTTATTCCTTTCCTCAATTCAGCGAGTAATGGTAATAATACTACTGGTGTTGCTCCCTATAATAATACTATACAGACGGATACTCTTCTATCTCCCTTTGCTACTTCAGGTGGAACACCAGACCCTATTGCTCTTACTAACTTCAATATTCAAGTCAGCGGTAAAAATCTTTTCCTCCAGCAACTTCAATATACATACGAGCAATTCGTAGAGCAACTTGTATCGTCTAATCAGTTGAACGGCAGTCTTACTACCTCTCTTGCCTCTGGTCTCATTGGTAAGGAAGACTTTGAGTTTCTATACAGATACTATTATGGTAATGTTTCAAGGTCTCTTCCCAGTGAAGATGGTGTTGCTAAGTCTATCCAGATTTTAGGAACTATCTCTACACCAGCGACCGCCGTAAAGGTTAATTTTATGGTATTCGTTGAGTTTGAAAGAGAAATAACCATAGATGTTAGAACTGGAGCGAGAATTGCTTAAAACTATTTAGAAATATTTAAACTGCGAAATGGTAAGAAAACCCTAATAAATCTTTAATTATTTAGGCGTATTTTATAATTTTATTATCTTTAATAATATTATATAATGAGTATTCCTTGTCCTTGTATGCTTACTGGAGGTCAAATTAGAAGTATGAGTGCTGGTAAAACCGCTCAACTTCAACCTCATCAATTTACCGCTAATGCTCCCCATACGCTTATGCTTATGCCTTCTACTGCGAAAAGAGTAGGTAAAGCAATTAATAGAATGAAAGGTGTAAGACTTGCCCTAAAGGGTGATGAAACTGCTGTTGATACTATGACTGGTGAAGGTATTTTTGGAAAGCAGTTTGACCGCTTTGTTAAGAAGACCATTGGTAAGAAAGCAACAAAATCGTTATACAGCGTTGCTGATAAAGTTTTGAAACCGATGGTTAATAAAGGTTTAGATGCTGCCGCTATGGCGGCAATGGCGTATGCTCCAGGGGCGGCACCAGCAATAATGGCGGCGAAAAGAGTAGCGAAGGGATATATTGATAAACCTACTCAATATCAAGAAGACCCAGCAAAAATGATTATGAAAGATGCCGATTTAGCAAAAGTAGGTATGGAAATTGCGAAAGGACAAATGGGTCAGGGTATTTTTGGTAAGCAGTTTGACCGCTTTGTTAAGAAGACCATTGGTAAGAAAGCAACTAAAACTATTTACAAGGCATTAGATAAGACTGCGAAACCTTTTGTTAATAAGGGTTTAGACTTTGCCGAGAAGGCAGCATTAGCATATGCTCCAGAGGCAGCACCAGCAATAGCGGCAGCAAAGAGAGTAGCAAAAGGATATATTGATGACCCATCTGGATATCAAGATGACCCTACTGGTAGAGCAATGAAAGATGCCGATTTAGCGAAGGTTGCTATGGATGTTGCGAAAGAACAAATGAAAGGAGGTAGAGTAAGAAGTATGGGCGGTGCTTTAGCAGGGTTTAGTCCTTCTCTAAGAATGGCGAGACGACGACTAAGATTGAGTGGTGCTGGTTTTAGTCCAGCAGGAAGCGGTATTACTGTAGCACCAGACGAACAAACATTATCTCCCTTTGCGAGATTGAGTAGTCCTCAAATGAACCCCTTTATTGCTCCAGCGAAATATCAATCGTTTAATCCTATTGATGGTAAAGGTTTCAGTCCAGCAGGAAGCGGATTTAAACCAGCAGGAAGCGGTATGTATGGTGGTATGATGAGATGCGGATGCGGTATGATGGGTTGCGTCAATGCCTCTTGTCGCTCAGGAATGGGACATTATGGATTGCCCCTAATGGTTTAATTTATATATCAATATTTAATTATCCAATATATATACTTATTGAAATTACAATATAAAGGCAATATTAATATATAAACTATAAGTAGATGAGTAGAAATAGCATTGTGTATAAACCTTACTTGCTGATGGGCGAAGTGAATGAGACAATCTTTTTAGAAGATTTAAAGAAGGAGTTTGGTTATGACCTTTATAAAAATAAAGCATACTGGGCGGTTATTGATTTTGGTAGTAAAAAGAATAAGTCCTCTGTTGAGATGAAGAGTAGAACTTGTAAGCATAACTCCTTTGATAATACTATGTTTGGTGCGAATAAACTGACTTATGCTTGGAATGGTATTAAAACCTATGGTAAGCGTTTCTTCTTTGTATTTGCTTTTACTGATGGTCTTTACTCTTGGGAACTAACCAGAGAAAACTATGAACTTGCTGGTGGTGATAAAATGATTTACCTTGACGGAACAAGTGAGCGAGGTGTTGAAGATTACAAAGACCATTTTCATATACCTATAGACCAGTTGAAATGTATTTCTAATAAACCGAGTTATGTCCCTCCAGAACTACAGCATAAGGCGGACAAATATAATACTGAAAAGAACCCAGCATATAAGTCTGTTAATGCTTCTCAAGCAGATTGGAGAGCAAACGCCATTAGTAAAATGAAAGGTAATTGCCTAATTGATTTAACAAAGGTCTAAACTAATATTATAATATATATATAATATGAGTATTACTAACATACAGATTGAGGACTTTGCTGAGAAACTAAAATTACCTATTATAGGTGTATTTAGTAAAAACCAGTTGCCTTGGAAAAAAGAGGTAGGGTCTTACTATGTAAATATGGAAGATGCCGATAAGGGAAACGGAACTCATTGGGTTATGTTTAAAATCTTCAAGAACCATAAGGTCATCTACTTTGATAGTTTTGGATTTGAAATGCCGAAACCAGTAAAGGAGTGGTTAAAACCATTTGCCCCTATCGCTATTAATAAACGACAAATACAAGACATCAATAGTCAATTATGCGGATACTATTGTTTAGCAACCGACTACTATATGACCTATGATTGTAAGAAGAAGGATATATTTGAATGTTATGATGATTACCTTAACACTTGGTCTATTGATACTAACGAGAATGACCGACTACTTAAAGAATACCTTTCAATAATTTAATATTAATATATAGAATTAGTATTTAGAAAATATCCTAATATATAATATAGACCCTAATGGAAGCAAAAAAATATTACACCCCAGCAGTTAAAAAAGCAATCCTCGTTTATAGAGCAAAGCATTTGGACGAGTATAACGAATACCAGCGAGACCACTATGCTAAAATGAAAGAGGACGATGAATGGAGAAAGACCTTCAATGATAAATGCCGAGAGGCAAACCAGCGATACAGGGATAATAAACGCAAAGGTTTAGGAGATGCCGTTAAAGGAAGGGGAAGACCCAGAAAAATAGAGACTACCCATTTAGAGCAAAATGAGGTTTTAATTGAATAATATAAAATTGGGACATTTTTTTACTAATAATACGAATATCATATATATATACTTAATGTTAAACAACTTAGAAATACATTTCAACTGGTCTATAGGTATATGAAAATGGTCTTTGTAATCTTCAACACCTCGCTCACTTGTTCCATCAAGGTAAATCATTTTATCACCACCAGCAAGTTC